GCAGCAGCTGAAGCTCTCGCAAAGCAAATTGAGTCTGACCATGAAATAGCTATTTTGATGGATCGCGAATTTGACCGCCAAAGAGAAGAGGCAAGACTCAAAGCGGAGCAGGAAAAGCGAGAGCATGAAGAACGCTTAAAAAGAGAAGCTGAAGAGAAAGCCAGAGCAGAAGCCGAAGCAAAGGCAAAAGCCGAAATTGAAGCAGCAGCAAGGCGAGAAGCAGAAGCAAAGGCCGCAGCGGAACGTGCAGAGCGTGAACGCATTGAAGCCGAGCAACGAGCACAGCGCGAAGCAAAAGAGGCAGCAGAACGAGCGGAAAGAGAAAAGCAGGCGGCAATTGAAGCAGAACGCCGAAAAGCACAGGAGGAGGCAGAACGAATCCGGCGCGAGGCTGAAGCAAAAGAGCAAGCCAGAATAGCAGAAGAAAAAAGAATCAAGGACGAAGAAGAGCGTAGAGCAAAGGATAAAGCTCACCGGAAAGAAGTAAATAACAAAATACTTGCTGACCTTATCAAGGTTGGCGCATCAGAAGATGTTGCTAAAAATATCATAACAGCCATCGTAAAAGGCGAAGTATTCGCAACAAAAATAACCTACTAATAAAACCAATATAAGGAACCACCCATGATTTACGCAATCGCGGGAGGCGCTCGCATGGGTGCCTTCCAATTAAATGAATCTTTACTTGAACGAATCACCCGTAAATTACGTGACGGATGGAAAAGAGTTGAGGTCTTATTATGCGCAATGAAATAGCCATCAATCACCAGATGCTTCGTGCTGCACAGAACAAAGCAGTAATAGCCCGATTTATTGGTGATTCAAAAATGTGGCTTGAAGCAAATAAAGCGATGAAATCAGCTATCAACCTTCCGTGGTATCGCAGGAAATGAGTTTCACAGATAACTGGTCAGACGAAGAATTCATTCGTCAGATGAAAGAATTAATCGGTAACGAAGGAGATATTCATGTCACTTGCAACCACAGTGAAGGAGAGCAAGTTACAGAGACGCATGTACACGCAGAAAGCTCTCTGGTATCGCCATAATGGTGACCGCGAAGGAATGCGGGTATGCCTTAATTTGTCCCGAGTCGAAGTATTAAATCAGCGTTATTTCATTGGGCCGTGTCCATTCTGAGAACAATCATATGAGCAAAGAATTTTACGCAAGACTGGCAGCTATTCAGGAGAATCTGAACGCGCCAAAAAATCAGTACAACTCATTCGGTAAATATAAATACAGAAGCTGCGAAGATATTCTTGAAGGCGTTAAGCCGTTACTGAATGGTCTGTTTTTATCAATCAGCGATGAAGTTGTGTTGATTGGTGATCGGTATTACGTGAAAGCCACGGCAACTATTACCGATGGCGAAAACAGTCATACAGCAACCGCTCTTGCACGAGAGGAAGAAAGCAAGAAAGGAATGGATTCTGCACAAGTTACGGGAGCTACAAGCTCTTATGCACGCAAGTATTGCCTCAATGGTTTGTTCGGCATTGATGATGCGAAAGATGCAGATACAGACGAGCATAAACATCAGCAGAACGCAGCAGCAAAGCAATCAAAACCATCACCTACACCTGAACAGGTTCTAAAAGCATTCACTGACGCAGCAATGCAGAAAAACACCGTGGAAGAGCTTAAACAGGCGTTCGCCAAAGCGTGGAAGATGCTCGAAGGCACACCGGAGCAGCACAAAGCGCAGGACGTTTACAACATCAGACGAGACGAATTAGAAGGAGCTGCTGCTTAATGGCACATTCGATTACTGTAAGACTAAACAAGCCCGCAAGAGAGTTTCAGGCCGGGGAAAATATCGGATTCAACATCCGTGCTGGCGTTCAGTATTACGATCGCCAGACAAAAAAGAAAGAATGGACAAACTACAGCGCCGTTGTATTTGCCAAGCCGGGAGCGCAAGCGGATTACTACCGTAGTGTTCTTGTTGAAGGTGGAATTGTGGAAATTACCGGAGAAAACATCAGGGTTGATGTTTATCAGGGGCAAAATGGTCAATCAATCACTCTTGAATTACTGAATGCAAAGATTGGATTTGCAACTTCAGGAAACAGCCCGCAGCAGCAAAGTAGTAACCAGCAGAACACTCCTGTATACGACGATTCCATCCCATTCTGATTTAGAAAAATAAGGATTTAATTATGCCAGTGCCTCTGTATGGTGCGGATGACGCACGCCGCTGTTCCGGCAATTCCGTATCGGAGGTGCTGGATAAATTCAGGAAAAACTACGATCGAATAATGTCTCTACCGCAGGAAACGAAAGAGGAAAAGGAATTTCGCCACTGTATATGGCTTGCAGAGAAAGAAGAACGCGAGCGAATTTACCAGACATCAATCCGACCATTCCGCAAAGCCACATATACCCACTTCCCTGAATATATCGACCCGCGCCTGCGTAATTACCGCTCACGCTATGGCGCTATCAGTAATGACTGAGGAATTTACCATGAGAGGACTTGCATACAATCCCGGAATTCTTCCGGCAGAAATGATTATTCGCCAACGCGTAAAGCCAATGCCATCGAGAGAGGAATTGCTTAAGAGAAATAGTTTCGGTTCTGTTAATGACAACAAATATCTGAATGCGATGTTGCGGAGTGGAAAAAAATGAAACAAATGACACTAATTGAGATGGATGGTTTTCTGAAAGGCAAATGCATCCCAAGTGATTTAAATGTTAACGAAACAAACGCTGAATATCTGGTGCGTAAATTTGCTGAAGCTGAGGCCAAGATTTCGGCTCTGTCCGAAGACCACCAGAGAGCGATTGAGTCAATTAAGCAGGCTGATTCGGCTGTTAAGTTGGCACACGAGAAGTTTTCGGCGCTGGCAGCGGAGAATGCTGGGCTGAATAAATTTATCGCACAGAGTTGCTACGTGTTTGATGGCGAGCAGGATGAAATATCTGATGCGTATATCTGCGCAACAGATGGAGGGATGCCGCAAACACCAGCCACCGATGCTTTCCTGGCTGAAGTGAAGACTGAAGCACGCAAGGAGGGCGCTTACTTTGTGGCGAACAGAATGCTGGCTGCCTGGGAAGCTGGTTTTATTGATGATACTGCGAAGAACGCCGCGGATATTGCCCGGATGATTCTTACCTCTACTGAGTTTATGGCTAATGCGCCGGAAGGCGATTTTGACCGCTCATTCTCTGATGGCGTTCTCGAAGATATCGCCGCCCAGCTTCGCAAAGGATGTGATCAAAAATGACAATCACAAAACAACGAGTAGAAGAAATCATATCGCGCATTGAAATGTATGGGCATGGTGCAGGGTATACCGTTGACGAGGTTTATGACCTTGCTGTACTGGCGTTGAATTTATCAAATATCGCAAACCTTAAGCGATACGAGCTTGATATGGATGGTTGCGACTCGTTCGGTCAGGATTGTGGCGCTGACATGACTGAAGATTCTGATGGCGATTATGTCCTGTTTGATGACGTAGTTAAGTTGTTTGAGTTTGATACATTCGAAAGCCCAGCAAAGGAGGCAACCAGTGAGCAAGATTGACTATCAGGCACTGCGTGAGATAACAAAGCACCAGAGACTTACAGAAGAATCAGCGAGCTACGCAAGGACTAACGCCTCACACTCGATGAGGCCTGTACATATCTGATAGAGCCGCTATATGGCGGTTTATTTTTGCCTGGAGAATTAAGATGACCGATACCAGCCTGATTCCTGAGAAAGAAGTGATGAACAAGCTCGGTGTTTCATCACGTCAGACAATCTGGAACTATACCAAACGGCACGGATTTCCGAAGCCAGTCAGAACCCACCCCAAATCATACCTTCGTGAAGCTGTTGAAGGGTGGATTCTTAACGGTGGCGTTAATCAGAAATGCTCCTGATGTGCCAGAACAATTTATCAGCGTGAAGCTCATACGCTTTACGCTGAGCCTCTATCCAGTCGTGTTTATTGTACACGGACATTATCCCGCCAAGTTCATGACCGAGCATTCGCTCAGTGACATGAGGCTCGACATTCATCTCAGACAGACGTGTAACAAGCGTTCTTCTGAAATCATGTGTTCGCCAGTAACCTAGATCCATCCCTCCCCTTATTCTGTTTACGAATCGGTTGGCTGCAGCGATGCTGATCGGTTTGTTTATGTCTTCTCCAGGGAAAAGAACATCATTGTACGTTGTCATGGCCTTTTCGAGAAAAGGCTTAATTTGTTCGAAGATTGGACGGCGGATAACATTACCCATCTTGCTATGCTCTTTCGGTACGGTCCATACGTTGTCCAGCAGGTCAAATTCTGTCTTTGTTGCCAGCCTAAGCTCTGAGAGCCTCGCCCCCCACAGCATAAGCATCTGATGAAGGAGCTTATTTGACGTAGACGCACGGCTTCTTTCAATAGCAAGCCAAATCTTAGCCAGTTCGTGATACGACAGTACCCGATCCCCTACCTCAGCGCGGGAGCCGAAGTCCCTTGGCTGGATGCTCATAATTGCGCAACTATCTATCAACTGGCGCCGCATGCACCAACTAATTGCTGATCTTAGTTGACTTAGCACCTGTCTTGCTCGGCGTGGATTATCTTTTTCTTCTTCGGTAAGCAGGTCAACCCATTGCTTAACCGTGATAGAAGATGCCGGACGATTAGGGAAGGCGTCATGCATGCGCTTCATAACCGTTGATCGGTAAAGTGCCTGGGTCTTTTCTCTGAGAGTTGTAGAGACGTAGTTGTCGAACCAGTAGTCGAGACACTGGGCGACCGTCATGGAGTTCTCCACCTTCTCTTCAAAATAAGTGCGTGGATCCGTTCCTGAGAAATAGAGCTTTCGCAAGTCAGCAGTGATCTGTCTGGCATCCTTCAAAGACAGGGATGGGTATCGACCAAGCCCAAGTCGATTAGGCTTGCCATGCCAGCGATAGCGGTACTGGAACTGGATGACCCCCTTCGGTGAAATTCGTACGCTGAGGCCATCGGCATCAGCCACTTCTTGTGGGCCCGAATATGGTTTACCATAAATAGTACGCAGTTTTGTGTCGCTTATAGCCATAAATAATATTTGGTACGCTCAAAAATAATGGTTTGGTACACATCTGGTACACAATATCACATGGACAACAGCGCACAGTAAACAACTATATTTGACGTTCGTAGACATACTCAGGTTAAAAAAGGGTTGTTTTTCGAGTTATAACAGACAGTTAATTAACTACAGTGGACAATACTAGACAATGACAGACACAGATAAACAACCTACCTTCCTCTTTCACGATTACGCGCAATACCCCTGAGAACCGCCATGAACAAGGGTTTCATGATTTGTGATTTTAGTTTGGTACGCAATTTGGTACACAACACTATTTTCACTTCAGCGGGTAGTCATCAAACTCACCATAACGAGCATCGTTGATGATGTATGTGATCACCACAAATATCACATCTGGACTAGTTCCGTCTTCATGCGCAGGTATCTGTTCACGCCTCCCTTTCTGCAAATCCTAAAGATGAGATTTTGGGGTTTTGGGATATCTTTTTATCCTCAGTTCTCTATCCATTCTACAAAGCAGTAATGAACCATCACTATGTGATAGTGATGCATCCGCTACATTAAGCGCAGAGAAATGATGCAGTGGTGGGCGAACTAGCTTGATGAAAAGGTGGCGTAATGCCACCCATCACCCACCCTGTCATCCTGTAGCGCGCTGTTGATGAAGAACGTCACGCGCCCCAGCACCTCAACTTCCTCCGCCTCCTCCCCTTCGATCGCTTCACCATCATCAGTGATTAATGCCCTACCCATTACCCTGGCAAACTGCGTTCTGCCGCCAGATAAAATCAGCAGAACCTGATTCTGTACCAGCCTGGTGCACGGTTCGATAACGGCAAAGCCGGATGATGTTTCGAGGATGCGGCTGTGCATGCCGATCCCGCAGATACGCTCCGGTGTTAACCGCTGCTCTACGTAGTCTCCCGCCGGTGAAGGAAAGCCCATCAGTGAACCCTCCCCATGTTGCGCAGGATCCAGTAGTGATTGTCGGTTCCGTCAGTTGTCTTGTCGGTGAAGTCGGGCTGATAGCGCTCTATCCACTCGTTGGCGTCGGCCCGGCTGAAATGCCAGTGGACCTTTGCCAGCTCGCGGATAAAGTCTTCTGTGCGTAAGCACCTGTAGCCCTTGGGGTTTAGCTGTATTGCGGCCACAAATGAGGCGTGAATGTCGTGACTGCGGGGCATGATCTGCACTCCTTTTACCTGTTTTTATATACAGTAGTTTTAAAGTAGATTCAGATCAAGATGGCTAGGCCTATCAAGGATGAATCCATGAGATTTAGCAGTTTGCAACCAGCGCTTCTCCCTCAGGAGAATGCGCCGTGATATATTCATGCCACACACACTAAAAGGATCTTGAGATGAAAGTTGCTGTTTTGATGATGCAGAAGGATGAGTACCGGCTTCTTGAGCCATGGATACTGCATCTGCTGAGCTTTTTGGCCTGGAAAATTTATACGTCTACGATAACGGCTCTGCCGACCAGAGGTGTACTGACGTTCTGGAAAAATATAGCCAAAAGGGGTTGCATGTTATTTATGACAGAAACACTTTTGACGATTTCAATACAAGGCATATCTATTTCGTAGATAAATACGAAGAATTAAAGCGTGTCCATGATTATGATTTCATGCTTCCACTTGATTGCGACGAATTTGTTGGGGTTGAGTTTTCAAAGGGTAAGGTTTCTCTCTCAAGTGATGATGTGAGGGATGAATTACTAAAATACAAAGATATAGACTCAACCCTTAAAATTAAATACACATATGGCAACCATCCACTCAATGCCAAAGAGTTCGCATTGAGCCATAAGCCTGAAAAAGTGTTTTCCCCTAAATCAAGAATTACTGCCCTAGGGAATGGGTTTCATCGCGGAGAGGTGGAATCAGGACTGCAGACTGATACAGATATTATTTACCTACACTTCCATCATAAGAACTATGATGACTACATCGCAAGCGCGCGCAATAAGTTAGAGGGCCTTGTTGACGTCAATGATATTGAAGCACTAAAAGCATTCAAGGGCGCCGGTCATCACCTGGTCAAAAAATTCTTGATGACACAAACTGAATATTACGATATGCATGCCTCCTCTAAAGCTGCCAGCCCATTTAAGTTCTTTGTTATGGAAGATGTTTACGAATATCTTAAATATATTGGTCTTAATCTAAATCAGGATTTAACCATTGACCATGATGAAATAAAAATAACATGGCATGGGTATGTGGACCGCATAAGAGAAGACGATGGGTCATGTGTGTTCACGGGTTGGTGTGTTCCAACTGAGAGTGTAGCTCAGGAGTTTTTCAATCTTCGCATAGGTCAGGAGATTGTTCCTGGATTCCTGGAAGGAAAAATTCAGCGCTCAGATGTTGTCGCTAGATTTCCAGATTACAATCTTGAATGTGGTTTCTTAGTAAGGTTCTACGGATTAACAAAAAGCGCACTGCAGAATAACGAATGGGAGTTTCACGTTACTGCCGGGCATAAAGGAACTGGCTCTAAGCTTAACAGAAAGAAAAACGAGTCCTATTTCCAGTAAGACAAGGCGGGATTATGCCCGCCTTTTTACTCTCATAAATGTGCATCTGAAAATTTAACTAGCAATCAATTTTCGCATAAGGCAACTCTTTCTTTGCGTGCTCGTAACACTGCTCGAAGATGTTAGGACCATCCAGATCATAGTCACATTCCATAACCTCCCTGCCGACCTCTGCTTTTTCACCAGTTATTGGATGGTCTACATACTGGATCAGGTCGTACTGCACACGATACTTGCCGTAAACGCGCGGCAACTCCACTCGTATATATAGCGCCCCTTGGTTATTATTTGTCAAAGCCATCTTTGACCTCCGGCATTGATGCCTCAGGGCGATCTAACTCAGCCTGTAAAGCGTTCATTGCTTCATTGAAAGCTGGAACTTCATGCCCGGTTAAATTAACGCGCAGCATAAATTGCATGATGTACTGAATAGTTTGCTTATTCATATTTTTCCTATTATGTTGGGCTAAATAAGCCATGACCGATAAGGGCATCAAAACCCTTTTTAACATACCTTGCTAATTCCTGGAGTGTCATTGTTTCAGTGTTTTTCGTTGCTCCGTCAGCAGTGCCAGTGAGTGCAAAGATCCCAGTCACTCTCGGGCCTATTACTTTAGTTCCGTTAATGGCGATAGATAAGTTCTGGAAGTTTAAGACGGACTGACCGGCTACCTTTGCGATGTAATTTGCCGATGAAACAGAATCCCCCATGTAAATCCTGTTTCCCTCACCCATGATGATTGCAGCAAGGCTTGCGTAATCTTCTGATGGCTTGGCAAAATTAATGCCGTAGTCAAAATAACCTTTCCCGAAATTAAGCCCACCAACACGTTTATTAAAAACACCACCTTCAAGTTCAATGCAACTTGTGCCAGCGAATGTATTTGATGGGGTTATAGCGCCTTGTCTGATGAAAATACCGCGGTGCCATGACGCGCCAGAACCAGCGCCAATCTCAAGACCATGTGAGCAAATGCCATTAACTGCGGTTATCTGTGCTCCGATATATGCACCTTGACCAGTTGGCACAGGGAATGGAATTGCCTGTCCGTTGTTGATGCAGTCAATCTCCAGCCCCAACATCTGCTTAATCCATGTCCCGTCTGACGGGGTAGCGACAGCAAACGACCACAATCCCCAGACCCCCGACCCCTCTTGTCCGCCGACAACGTGAGGACGACGACCGTTTGCCCTTGCGTGTATTGAAACGCTATCTCCTGTTCCATCAGTGGCGTCAAACATGCTGGTTATACCAGCCGCATATGCCGAGCCGCCAAGTTTTTTTACATGAGAGTAAATAGTGCCTTCATCCCACCGGCCTGGCTTTCCTCCTGCAGCCGGATCCCTGGTAGTTGTGATTGTTTTCTTGAGATAGGCGATCGGGAGTTGATTATCTGTCGATGGCACATCATAGCGCCAGCGTAGTGCGTTATTGTTGGTGTCGTCAGCGGTATTATAGATGTTCTCCGTTGAAGCGTTTGCCACGGTCCAGCCGCCGCCGCCAAAGAAGTTATCTAGACCCTTTCCATCAGGGCCAATAAATACTTGCCGTAACTGGTCAGGATCATACTTTAACACGTTCTTGTAATAAAACTGCTGAACGCCGTAAGCATCATAAACAGCCATAGAATGGCCTTGCACAGTTACAAACTTGGCAATCTGTCCGTTGTATACGGGGTAACCAGCTGCGTTAATGATGATTGGTTGAGAAACAGGAACGTGAGAGCCGTCTTCGTTCTCCACATAAACCTGAATCTGGTTTTCTGGATTTACTGGGTCAGTGTCAATTTTACCGATATAAATTTTGCCATTAGCTACGGCTTTAAAAGAGCGGGCCATAGTAAAGAGTTGCGAAGGCATCGATACGATCACATTGGCTGTAATGTCTGTCATTTAATTTGCTCCAGATACAAGGAATCGCCGCAGCATGGCTACGGCGAGTATTTGTTTGCTTTTTGCACTACACTTTTTGTGTAGTGCTATCTTTCAAGGCCATAGCCGCTGAGTAGCTACGGTGAATTTTGGGCATAAAAAAACCCAGCCGAAGCTGGGTCGTTGCGTTGGTTATCTGTCAGTAGTTATGTACTGAAGGAGGTAATTCTTTATTCTTAAGTCTCATCCATGCGGAAAGATTCGTTGGTCCGTCTGGCTCATTGATATCAACATCTCGTGTGTGATTGATTAAAACGTCTCTCGCCATTCCGATAACATACGAGAATTCATGACCGTAGTCGTAGCATCTGCCGGAATAGTTCGATTGAATTTGTTTTAATGCCGGATACAGTTCGCGGAATAATGCCTGCGAACGGTTGGCATAATCCCATAACCATACAAGGCTGTTTGCTTCTTTTGCAGAAAGCTCGTTGGTTTTCTTCTCTTGTTTGCCAATGAACTCACCTTCAAGCGGAACTCGAGCTGCAAGTGACAGTGCTTCGGTAAACTGCTCCTCACTGATTTCTTTGTATGAACATCCAAAATGGGATTTCAGTGACGACCACATGGTGATCATCGCCTTAGCCTGTTTTTCCTTTGGCAGAGACTGACCGCGACTCATGACGAGTTGTTTAATGGCTTCCTGCTGTTCAGTGGTGATTTTACCCGGCAACGCCTTTTTAGCTTTGCGTGGGTTAACCACATGACCTTTAGTCCAGTACTCGTAGAGCACATCGTCACACTCTTCCTGATACTGGATTACATTGTCGCGGATTTCAGGGCGGACTTTGTTAGGGCTGATGGTTTGCAACCAGCCATTCAGTTTACGTAAAGCAAGGCAAATCATGGTCTGCACGCCGCCAACTGAAGGTATTGCGATTTCCACAATACCTTTAGCAAATCTTTGTTTTAACTTTGTAAACTGTGAAGCCCAATCCATACCCATTCCCTCAACGATAGGTTTCATTGGGGTGTACGGCTCGCCGTTGTGATTGACAACATAAAGCTCTGCGCCGTGGAATGGCACGTTGATAGTAGATACTGCTGTTGCTATACTTTTCATGTCGTTAATTCCTATGCGTGGTTTTACGATACCGAAGCCCTGACTGTTCCAGCAGTTGGGGCTTCAACTTTACGCGCCAATGCGCCCTTCCTTCTTAAGGCTTTTCATTACTCTCTGATAAATCTCAGAGTTAACAGACCGACCATTCTCTTCCGCCACCTTGCGGACCAAATCCAATACTTCTTTAGGCCACCGCAAATTGAACTGCGGCATTTTGCTCATTCCTTTCATGTTCACCTCACAATATAGGTCCACGGTGGACCTATTGAGAATATAGTAGAGTGCTTCTATCATGTCAATACACTAACTTGGAGTGATGGCATGGCTAGAGATGATCCGCACTTTAACTTCCGTATGCCTATGGAAGTAAGGGAGAAATTAAAATTCAGGGCGGAGGCGAATGGGAGATCAATGAACTCCGAGTTGTTACAAATCGTCCAAGATGCTCTATCAAAACCATCGCCTGTGACTGGATATCGCGACGATGCAGAACGACTTGCTGATGAGCAGTCAGAGCTTGTTAAGAAGATGGTGTTTGATACGCTGAAGGATTTGTACAAAAAACCCACCTGAAGGTGGGTCCTATTTATTAGTCTTGCTTTGTTGATGGTATAAGAGATGCGTTTGCCTCTTTTGGCTTCAAGGTATACATCCCACCATTAAATGGATCTACAGCAAGCCAACCAATTAACCCACCAAACACAAGGTTTCCACCAATATACCAACCATTAGCATTGGCTTTGATTGGCAGGGTAACTGGTTCGTACCCATCCTTTTCCATAGTGATCTGGTAGCTCTTTTTGCCAAAATAACTACCATCTGACTTGGCAAGAGTTACTCCTTGTGGAGTCTTGCCTTGCGCAACAATCACGCCTGATTCATCTTTTACCTTAAAGCTCGCACCGGAAGGGTTGCTGTTCACTTGCACAAGTTGCGTTTCATCACCAACAATAGTTGCGCACCCAGATAACATGATAACGCCAGCAACGACGCTAATAATCCTCTTCATATCAATTTCCATATTTAAAAAACCGGAAACATCCTAATGACAAAACAACCAAATGTGAAGCACGAGATAAGATCAATCCATCCGTGGACGACTAATTACTCCTGTGCAATTCCGCTTAGCGATGCCACAATACCAGCCCTCGCTAAGCGCTGAAACTCTTCGTTTCCGACTGTATCACGTATTGCTTTTACGGCGGCCTTATTTGCCATAAATCTGCGTTCCGCCGCCAGTAATGCTTCTTTGCTTCCGCCTGCTCTTACTGCTTTGGTGGCTTCCTGAACAGCTTTCTCTATCGCATATCGACCACTACGTGTGGTGGCAATTTTAGATACAGCGCCTTTTAACCCAGCGCCAACTAAAGCACCTGCGGCAGCGCCTGCAATGCCCCCTCCTGCTCCACCAACAATGGCACCTGATGTTGAGTTAGCAATTGCATTTAACACTGTTGATGTGACGTTGGATAAACCAGCATCCAGATCGCGTAGTACATTGGCAGTTCGCCCTGTTCTTTCAATATACTGCTGAGGTTTCACTGCTGCTCTTGCAAGAGTGCCATATGCATCTGCAATTCTTCCAAGCTCTGAGGAATATCGGCTAATGGCTTTTACATTTTGTGGAGTGAGTATCTCTGCGATATGGTTAATTCCTGCTGCATCAGCTTTGCCACCACGTACACCATGCGAGATAGCATCTTGCAACATTGATGATATAGCAGGAACACGCTCTGATTCTGGCAGCGCGCGGATCATAGAATGGAATCCAGCAGGACCATTAAGACCTTTAGCTGACGATGATTGAAGGGATTTTACTCCATTCGTAATCAGTGCATCTGTTGCCAAATCACGCCCGAAAACAGACTCTGCACTCTCTTGTGCTGATAACCTCGCTTTAGACAGATCATTAGCTTTCTGCCAGTCATCAAGAAATCCGCCGTTTTCCGCCATTGTGCGCATATCATCAGTAATTGCCCGGCGTATTTCCCCTGCTCTCCTTGCCGCATTTGCCTCTCCGCTACGCTTATATTTTTGCTCCGCATCAGCAAATTTCGCTCTCCATGCTTTCATGCCATCAAATGTTACTCCACCTTGATTGTTTGCCTGAACAAACTGTTTCATTTCAGGAGTAAGCGGTATGCCAGCAGATCGCTCTGCCTGAATAACGGCATTACCATTTAGCATTCTTGCTTTTTGATTTGGCATTGTTGACCGCACGTCATCCCATGCCGCGCGCTCGGCATCCTTCATCTGATCAAGATTTTGAAGAATCCTTTGTTTTATAGCCGCACTTTTTTCTGATGCCGTTCCAGATGCGGCCCCAAATTCATCAAGGTTTCGACTTAACTTTGATGATATTTCGTTAAATGCTGCCTGATGGGCGTCCTGAACAATTCCAGGTGTTGATGCCAATGCGCCTTCGGCTTGTGCAATTCCACGACTTCCAGATCGCATTCCTGGTGTTAATGCGTTTATATCAATTCCAGCAGACTCAGCCGCTTTTGCTACATCTTCGGACACATTAGCGGCCTGACTGGCAATTGACTGACGCCCAGCACCTGACTTTGCCATCCTGGAAACATCATTAGCAGAATTCAGTGCTGCACCACCAATAGCCTGTGAAACCCTTGGAGCAATAACGCGCCCGACACCTGAAAGAACGCCTTGAGCACCAATATTGATACCACCGTTAATGGCAGCATTTTGTGCAAAGTCGCCCTCCTGATTTGCAGCATCAGCAAGTGAACCTGCAATCATGTTTCCTGCGGAACCGATATCTCCAGCGAGCTTTGCTGGCGCTCCAGCAGCTTTTGCCGCTGTGCCAATTGGCAGGAGATACCCACCAATTGTTTCACCGGCTTGCGCGTAAGGGTCTGTCGGTCGATCGACAGGGCGATAAACATCATCCAAAACCTTGGGGCCACCAAGCCCTTGGCTGATTGCATTAATCAGACTTGCGCCACCCTGCAATACGTCAAATGGTATGTTTACCAGACCACGACCAGCCTGTTCTGCAATTTGCCCTGCACTTTGACCACCAGTGAGCCAGTCAGTGGCTTTTCCCACCAGAGATTGTTCTTCTGGCTGCGATTGGTTTTGAGTGGATTGATCACCAGAAGACAGCATCTGAGCAATGCGACGTGCTCCCTCAGTATCGCCGGCAGCATCAGCATTCCTTAACGCCGTCATCAACTGTTCGCGACTATAGGCCATTACTGCCCTCCGAGATATTTATTAATCAGGTCATCATCAGAAAGCTGCTGTTGAGACGGTTGTATGTCCTTCCCGTATTTCTGTTGCATACGTTTCTGAGCCATCTCAGTGGTTTTTATGATTGTTTTGATAGCTGCTCTGGCTGATTTTTCAGACTGATTTGGGGACAAACTACCAATAGCATCCATTACCTTTTGCCCCTCGGCATTACTTAAAGCCCCCATCCCTTTCATCTGCTGAATGCCAGATAAGAATCCCTGAGATTTCAGTGTGTCAACCAGAGTTTCTGTATCAGCAGCCTCTGTTCCTGGAATGAATCTACTCGATAGTGGGTTTAGGTTTGTTCCGAAATATCCCGTGAATCCTGGGCTATTAAGAACTTTTGTAGCCGTCTCTATCGTTCTGGAGAGATTATCCATTCCAGAGTTGTACGCATCGGCCTTATCTCGCTTTGCCTGCTCCATAGCTTGCTGATTCTGCAATCTCTTGTCCTGCAATTCAGCAAGTTTTAAGGCATTAGTTTCATTTGCGATGAGTCTGTCGTATTTCTTGTCCTCTAATTCCATCCGACGAAGATTGACATTTTGTTGCGCAATATTGTTGCTTGCCCACCCTCTGGCATTTGTCATGTCATTATTACGGATTGTTTCGTTAATTCTTTGCTGCTCCTGCTGGCGACCAACCATCTTGTCCTGAACAGCAAACGCCTTTTCTGGCCCAAGTGCACCGAGAGACATAGTAGTCAGCATGTGTGATAGCTGCTCTGGATTCTGAATACCTGTCTGAATCATCCAGTCAGCATTCGCCCCCACGCGATTTAACCTGTCCTTGTTATCAGTAATGAATTTACTGTAGGCTTCCGGTCCCTGAGAAAGAGCGACGTTAGCCCTCATGGCTAAATCGCCCATATCGTTGCGTTGCTGATCATTAAGACCGGAAAACGCCTGTTGTGCCTGTGCAACAAACGCTGGATTTTCCTGGGCAAACTTAAATAGTCCCGATGGATCACCAGAAGCCCATGCATCAGCGTGAACCTTATTGAACGCACTAATAGCTTTCTGTTGCTGTTCCTGATTGTAAATATCAGCAACTCCAGCCAGACCACGTAACGCGGTCAGGCCAACGTTATTTGCACCTGAGCGAGCCAGTTCATTGTTTTCGCGGATCAGACCAAGCGTTGCGTTAATGTCGCTTGCCTTTGGCGCATTCTCATTTTGCGTACCGATGCCAGCCAGAAAACCACCAGAATTAATACCCTGTTGCCACGTAGCCATTGATTACCCCTTAATAAAGCAGTGAACTAAGCAGACCGATACCAGCACCGATACCAGCACCCCACGGAGTTGATGAACCAATTGATTTCGCAAGTCCAGCCCCAGCAATAGCACCAGACGCACCTCCGCCAATAGCAGATTGCATTGCTGATGGTCTGTTGGCATTTGCCGCTGCAAGAGCCGCACTTTGCTGCGAAATCTGACTCATGTTGTTGGCATATGTCTGCCCGGCGTTTGCCTGACCTTGCAGTGCGCCAAGACCAATATTTGCCAGATTCTGGTAGTTGTTCATCTGACCAGATAGCCATTGCTGACCAAGCGTTGGTGCGATTGTTGCTAACTGGTTTCCTGTTGCTGTAGAGCCTAATCCACCCGTTGCCTCTGCTGCCGCCAGACTCTGATAGCGAGCCTGACCTGCAAGATCTTTGTACTGCTGAGAGTTGTAATACTGGTTAAGTGCCTGACCTTGCCCTTCCAGAGACGATAAGTTCTCGAGGCTGCCGACATACTTATCAGCCAGAGGAGTAAACGGCTTCAGGTTGTTCATGATGGTGTTGAACTGCTGATTTTGCAGGTCTGCTGCATACTTCTGAGCTTCTGCGGCATACTTTGCGCTTTTATCAGAACTGCCACCTTTGCCGCCTTTTTCAGGGCAATAAGGTTCCTCGCCGCGCAGCTTTCTGCCCAGCTTAAATGCATATAACATGGCTATCTCCCATGATTCAGGAAGTCGATTAGTTCTTCGCGTGTGGCGCTGTAAAAAGTCACGTCATCCACGCCTTTGAAGTATTTCTTGATGGTTCCTACACGCTTAAGGCCAATCATTGCGCAGTACATCTGACCGTGTCGGAATTTGCGTGCAGCGAACGATGTTACGCACTGAACGGTGGTGTTAGTCAGAATGTATCGCCAGAACGCCAGTCCGATTTCCTTGCTGAAGCCGCGAATCTCTGACAGGTACATGGCGTGGCAATCGAATGTCAGCGGCTGAATCTCCTGATAGTAAACAATGCCGCCAAACTGACCGTGCACGTTAACCTCAAAGTAACGGCATTCAGGCTTGTAGTCGTATCCATCACCGTTGTTGCTCCCGGCAATAATGTCAGGGTGATTTCCGACTGCTTCGATCAGGTCGATGTTTCGCGTTGGTTTGAATGTAATCATCAGTCAATCAGCCCATGTAATCTAAGTGCCGTTTCAAGCGCCAGAATACGCTGCCGCGCCTGCTGCAAACCTGTAGCGAGAGCTGCGACTTCGGATTGCGTGTACGTAGTGCCGACAGTGTATGACTGGTTAGCGTTGAATGAGCCAAGAAGTGGCGTACCTGTGGCTGCAGTCCATCCGGTCTGCCTTGCTCCAACGACCTGAATTCCATCAACTGAATATGATGTTTTTACATCCAGCGGTGACGCAAGAGACTGCGATTCGGTTACGGTTTTCGATACGTAATCACTCTTAATGTCAGATACATCGCTTTCTACGCCATCCAGTCTTTGGTCAACAGTGACCAGATGCGCCTGAATATCGATAACCTCATCCAGCAAGTAATCAACATCGCTACGTAGTACGACTATCTTCCCTTCGGCGGTTGTTAACCTGACCTCAAGGAGATTTATCGCTTTTGTGTTTGCGGTGATTCTTGCATCGTGATCTGCCAGCTCGACGTCCTGTTCATCGTTTTTCACCTGAGCATCGTAAGCGCCCTGACCAGCCTGATTTGCCTTCCCGGCAATTGCGCCAACATCAGCACCCTGATTTATGACATACAGCATGTAAGACTGGCTGAATATATTGCGTGGCAAAATTGAAGCATCAAGGCGCGTAGCCTGAACCGCGACAGGATTATTCAGTGATGAATCAACCATTACTCAATCCTTATCTGGCAGCCTGACAGAGTGACAGGTGACTTAGTGATAACGCGCAATTTGAAGCCGACATTTTTCCTGATGCGCCCTACTCGCTTCCACAAAACGCGTTTGTCGTAAACGAACGGTTCATTCTGCTCAATCATCTGCTCACGCCCGTAATTGATGCCGTCAGTGGTTGCAGAGAGAAAAAGGCGGTCAGCATACTGAGCAACGCCAGTTGAAGATTCAACCTCCAGATCGAAGCATCTGGCGTTATCCGCTTTGAACAACGGAGTAAACAGTAGGTGTTCCTGTTGCTTGTCGTACTGGCTGCTGATATCGAACTGCAATTTCCCGGTCACGGATTCCAGCTTATCGCCGCACGTTATCTGATTGCCTTCGTAAATGAAGTCGATAGCGCGGTACACATCGTCATACAGTCCTGTTTTCAGCACACACCATTGCGGACCATTAGCGCTTGAAGATGCGTCGTAAACAAGAACATGGCGCGGCAGGTGAATAATCAGCAACTCATGAGCATCAAACCGCAACGATTCCATCACGCCATCAGCCAGTTCATCAGCAGTGTAGGAGCGGAGGATTTTCTCAATGCTCGCGCTGGCGATTGGTGACACCTGACCGGAGCCGATGATGTATACAGACGGCGCACCTGTTGCCGGATTGCTGATGAACGCATACGAATCAGCAAACGGCGTTTTGCAGTAGGTTCCGGCAATTCCTTTTTGCACCATCAGCGATGGCTGCGCGACATACAAAGCAGCACCAACGGTAGTTGCGCCAGTCAGGGAGAAATATTCAATCGTCGATGAACCAAAGCAGACGATGAAGTCTCGCCATGTTCCGATGCCGATGATGCCGTCAGGCTGAGACTCAGCACGATATTGTGCACTGTAACGGTCAGGATGCGATTCGTCTTCAAGGTCAGTGATAAACCATGAATCAGTACCGTCTTTTGACCACGCATAACGCCCACGTAAGCGAGTAATGTCACGAACAGAACCTAACTCATACTGCGTGAATCCGCTGTCTGTAGGCCAGTTTGAGACGGTTTTAACCGTGCCATCATAGCGATACTCGACCAGTTTCCCGTTAACGCCTACCGCCTGTGATGTCCGACCATGCGCCATTGATACACGACCACTTCCGGCGACATCACCAACTTCACTTTCTCCTTTGTACAGCTTGCCACCACACACGCGATAAACAGCACTCTGCGCCATGTTGTACTCGACGCCGCGAGATACACCGTTCACATCAGAACGTTTGGCAATGCCCGGGAATGAGCGAAGATATCCGCTGCTGTTAAGGATTTCTTTGGGTGTAGCCAACATATTCACTGGCAGATAGTCGATATAGTCAGCGTTTCTAAAGTCTTTGCCGACACCTTTCATAAGCGGAAGTTGCTGAATCGGCATTATTCGCTCCCGTTATCGCAAGGTTCCTTTCGGTGGAAGTAATTCCAACCGTTCCACTTCGCCAACTGGTTACCACTACCAACAGGCATACGGTTTGGATAACCGGACTTACATTTAGCGGCTTTTGCTCTGTCCATTGCAGACAGTTTGATTAGTCGCTCTTTCCCGTATCTGGCAGTGGTTATAAGTTTTGCAGACGCTTCCAGCGCATAATCTGGAGCAATGCGGCAGGCAAGGTTGAAAATGACGGCATTGATAGCGTTATTTGATAAACCGTGCTCATCGCCCGGATCAGGAGAGACATCTGCATCAGCAAAAATGTAGCCAACGTTGATACCTGGTGACGCATCACCGCCAAGCCATTCCGCCATCATCATTTCAAGGTCGTTGACACCATCTTCCATGGACTGAGGTTCGACATCGGTTAACGTGGCATTTGATGCCACACCGAGCTTACGTAATGCCGCAAGAACTAAATCACCCTTCGTTGTCAGGTTCATCTGCTGCCGCCTTAGGTTTTCGACCAGGCTTTTTACGCTGTTTTTCTTCTGGCTCTGGCTCTGGCTCTGGCTCTGCAACATCCTTCAGAAGATCATCAGGATGTGCAAACCAGCCAGCATCCAGATATTCCTGAAGCTCTTCGGCTTTCACGATTTCAAAGTCGTATCCAACGCCTTTCCACTTCTTCATGTCTCCATGACGAAAGATCATGTGTGTCATGCTTGTCTCCAGATAAAAAAGGGAGCCGAAGCTCCCTCTGGTTATCACGCGGTCTGGTTAGGCAGACCAACACCAATTGCCTCTGGTCGTACAGCACATGCTGAATACCACACAGCAATACGGCACTTGCCAGACAGAGTGTTGATATCCCCCTGCGTTGCGAAGATGCCGTTAACACCAATACCTGGAATGCTGAAGGAAGAAGTTTTCATGCCAGCAAACAGTTCATGGGTTACCGGAATCGGCTGAGACAGCAGGCGGATTGAGTCATCAGCCCAGAACACGTTAGCGGTGGTTGTTGCCACGTTCAGAACGTTTACCGGAGTGGTATCAGCAAGAGAGGTGTTTACGTTAGCGTAAGCCTTCTCTTCTTTTGTCAGTGACGAGTCATCCAGCGCAATCGGCTTCGGCGTGATTTCGATGTGAGTACTATCGATCACTCGGGTGATTGAGAAAGTAGCATCATCAGTCAGCACGTTCTTCGCCATCTGAGATAGGAATTTCACACCAGTGAAGCTGATTTTGTCGCCGCGCTTAAATCCGGTGGTGGAGGATACGGTCACCGTTGCAACACGGTTGTCGACGTTCTCTTTGTTACCATCGGTATCAAGGGTGTATGCCTGCGGCTTAAACTTCTGCGCACCAGAAACAGTTACACCAGTAGCGGTTGACTTGGTAACTGCCGGAAGTTTCGGTGAGCGAAGAATTTCATCAAAGCCAGCAATCTGACGCTGAATAGTACCGTTACGATACGCTTCTTCAGGAACGCGCCCAAAGATGTCACCATCTACCAGGTTGCGGCCTGCTTTGCGGTAATCGTCAGGGTTCAGGAAGTAACTGATGCCCATATCGCGGTTTAGCTCACGGGAGAACATCAGGCGCTCTGCATCAGACACAAAATCCCAGCCAGACAGGCCAGTAGATGGACCAATTGCGCGGGTATCGTGAACAACAAGTGAGCCCATTTCGGTTGCCTGTTTGGCAATTGCTGACTCAATGTTATTCGCCAGTTTTTTGGCGGATGCCTGGATGCGGCGACGGTAAGAACGCTCATCACGCAGGTCATCTGCACGAAGCTCGAAGAAATCGTTATCCGGATCGCCCATGTTGCATTTCACGGAGAGTTCCAGAATCCCGGTTGCGTTGCCAGTTAAATCCCAGCCTGTCTGAGTTGGCGCTTCCTGCTCAACAGGCATCCACACGGTGTTGCTTGAACGTTGCATGGATTCTGCCGGAGGGGTGTATTTTGTCACTTTGGACGCCATTGGCGTCAGGTTCTGGACGGTTTCGATGATTTCATCCAGAGCATATGTGACCAGTTGACCTTCATTTAATGCCATTATCGAATTCCTTTATTCAGTTGCGCCTTAAGCTTGCGGTACGTCTCTACATCACCTTTGTTTGCTGCCGCTTCCATCTGCTTTTCAATCGCAGAGATATTTGCAGCAACAGCGTGTCCCTGAATGGGTTCATCAGGTAACGGGGCTTCTGAAACAGACTTGGCTCGAGGCTTGAGAGTTAAACGTTCTGACAGTCGAGTGAGTTCAATCAGCGCGGATTGCCCGTCCATCGCCAGCAACTGGCGTGTTTTCTCAGGATTAGCACCAAGGTGATACATGAGAGCAGCGGATTTCTCCGGGAAGAGGCGCATGATGTCGGCACCGACTGCTGGCGGCACCAGTTGCATGAATGCATCCTCTTTCTCCTGATAGTCAGGGATATTGAGCTTTTCCGCTGCGTCGTAGTGCTTACGGGCTGCCTCGACGTATTGCGCTGATTGCTGGGTGAACTCCTGAGTTTTGCGACCCTGCTCGGCGACAGCCTGGCTTCGTGCGTCCATAGCCTTGATCTGCCATTCACTGTTTGCCTGCTGGAAGGCAGCCAGTGCGCGGCTCTGGTCATAGTCGTACTTAGCCAGTGCATCTTCGGAAAGATAATCGTTAGGGTCTGGTTGTTTTGGTAACTCAGGGTTCACCCGCAGGTGCTCCGGCAACTCTCCACGCTTAACCGCTTCCATCTGCTGCTCAAGCTCACGCTGGCGTTTGCGTTCGATGCGGCGACGGGCAAATTCAGCATTAGTTGCCGGGTCTTGTTTTGGTTTCTCATCGTCTTTCAGGACAATCTCGAAGCCTTCTTCCTGACCTGCGTTGTCGTTGGCATTATCGACAACTAAGCCATCAGCAGATGCCGCTGCATGATTGCCTGGCAGGGTTAATTCTTCAGAAGCCTGAATGTCGGTGGTTTGGTCCATGGTTAACTCTCTCTTATTGAGGTGTCTCGGCTACTCCGCCGGAGGGGATTTGAACTTGACGCATAAGATTCGCGAAATCCATGCGTTGTGAATGAGTCTGGTCTGCATCTTTAAGAAGCAGCTCAGCGTTAGCACGAGCATCTTTGCTGCGCTGTTGCTGGAATTGACCTACGAGCTTGAGGTACTCACGCAGTTCTGCCTGCTTGTCGAGGTCCATATTGTTGAAGATTTCTGCAATCTTCGCGGCGTTGAGTTGGTTTTGGGCTTCAACCTTGGCGGCTTCAACCTGAATCTGCGCCTGTTGGTTCTCTGCCTTGAGCAATTCAGCCTGACCTTGCAGAAGGATACCCTGCGCCTGAATTTGCTCTGCTGATGGCTGCTGCGGCTGTTGTTGTGCCTGCTGCACCATCTCCATCTCTTCAGGTGTTTCTGGTTTCTTCAGCCCCATCATCACCAGTTGCTTGTTCGCGTACTCTCGCATCATCTCGACGCCTTTACCGTCAAGCAGCGTGAAGTATTGCAGCATCAGCATCTGGAATTCTGGAGTACCTTGCGGAACCTTGGTGAGCAACTCCTGAATCTCTGCACGGTTCTGTTCCTTCATACTCTGGAAGGATGGTCCGACGTCTGTATAGCACTCATAGCGACCGCGAATGTCGTTGAGTGTGACCACATTGCCGGACTGGTAATCGACAACTTGCGCATAGAGTTGAACGTCTTTCTCGCTTCCATCTTCAAGTGTCAGCGTTACATGACGAGGAACGTCATAAATATCGTTGACCATTGAGGCATAAATCTCGCCATCACGTCGCATTGCGGTAGCCAGGTTATCCTGAAACACGTATGTCTCAAGGTCTGCCCGCATGTTCAGTTGATTGACGGTATCGAAAGCGACCTGAGAGTTTGCTGCCTGCGCATCCACACCAAGACTAGCCACCTCTTTCACTGCGTTGGTGGCAGCCTCAAGCATATAAGCGTTGGCTTGCGGCACTTCAGGGTTTTCCATGTAGGAGATTGGACCAATCGGCAGGTCGTTACCGTTTTCATCGGTCCTGTTCTGCAGATAGTACGGATAGTCATCATTTCCACCGTACATGTATTCGTAGCCTTCGATTTGCTCAGGGAAGAAGGTAGGTTTCTTCTTCGGTGAACGAGCAACAATATCGGCGTTGAACGACATGATCATGTTACGAAGGCGCTGACCGTCTTTCGTCAGCCTTACCACTCCTTCGTAGCACTCCTTGTCACCAGCGAATGACCATTCGCCGTACACAGGAACGATTGGGATATGCTCTCCGGCTATCTTTTCTCGGTCTTTCAGTATCTGCGTGCAGGTGATGATCGACTTATACACACGCCGACGCTTCACCTTGCGCTCTGCTACCTTAATGAATCCACGATTAGCCAGGTCGTCGATGACGTCTTTGATATCTTGCTGGTAATAGCTGACCGGCTCACCTGTCAGCGGGTCGCGGTAGATGAAGACCTTCTCTTTCTTCTCTTCGACCTCGTAATACTCAGCGACGTAGACGACATCATTCGATACCCAAGGGAACAGCCATGTATCGTTCGGATTCTGGAAAGATGGCAAGGTATCCGGATCAATACCGTAATCCTCTGCGAACTCTTTCCAGCCATTGCGTGACAAGGCGTTAATCACCGTGCAGTGCTTAGCATCGCTCTTATCCATCTGCTTGCTGTTGGCGTCCCATATGACGTGTGAGCAGGCTTCATGGATTGGCAGGCGTCGGATTACCTGATTGTTGCTTGTTGGATCGTTGTCTTCGTACTGCGTGACCAGACGCCATGCACCAACGCCGGACTCTATCTGCTCACGAACGCCAACGTTAACGGCAATTTTTGCCGTGTTATGGCGCATATCAGTACGATACATCCCCATCAACACATCGGCTGCATCAGGATTAGCGCCGTCTTTGGGTCGGAAGAGAACGTCGATAGGGTTACGGCGCATCTCTGCGACCAGTTTCCTGACCACCGGGCGAACAACATCGAATTGTCCGCGATATTGCAGGGTCGTGTAGTTTGATAGCCAGTCATCCCATTGCGACACTCGGCTAAAATACAGGTCATTTGTCGCCTCGGTTCTGGCTTCATCGCTCGCCATCCAGTCTGCGTCAAACTTACACAGAATGGAATTGAGTCTGTTTTCGTCGGCCATTTAAGTTCTCCGTGCGATGGGCCTGATTGGGGCTGGTATCTTTTTCTCTTTTGGTTTTTTGATGTCGCGCATCATTTTTGCGAAGCGGCGCATCATGTATGCATAGCGAACGGCGGATAGCACGTCGTCGTTAAGCTTGACGATTTTCCCGTTTTCATCACGGTGATAGAGGCGGAACTCCTCAAAGAATGGCTCACAGGTGTTGAATACTTTGAAGCGACCGTCGAGCATCATGTCTCGCAATTCAGTGATGCCAGGCTCAACAGCGTTACCGCCATCATGCCATGTCGCATGCTCCTGCAACATCATAAATCCAGCGTCTGCATACTGCCCTTTGAGCTGCTCACCGCCGCCCTTCTCATGCTGGTTTCCGTCATGAGGCCATGCGGTTGGCACTTTATGCGCCCATGATTTAACAGCTCCCCATGCCTGAACCGCTGTTTTTTCTTTCGCCTTCCACACGCGTGAAACGTAGATTGTGTCTGCGTCCTTATCCCACCAAAGCTGAACCTGCGCCTGCGGGTGATCCCATCCGAAATCCATCCCGCCAATTACGTAGAAGTGATCAGGACACTCGAACGGCTGACACTTAATCGTCTCTTCCGGTATCTGGAAGATTCGCCCGCTACCCATCGTAGGAATACCGCGAGCACGCGCCTCTCTCTCATGCTCAGGATAGGATGCGATGATTTGCTCTTTCTGCTCGTCTGTGTAGTGCTCGGCGTCATAGATGGTCATGTTGACCACTTTCTGCGACTTGCTGGGATTCTTCAGGAACTTGGTAACAACGTCAGACATCCCCATCAGCGGGGTAAACGTCAGAATTGAGAATTGCCCGTATTTGTTGGTACGGGTAAGACCTTCGCCATAAATGCTGTATGGTGGCTCTTCGTCAAACCACACGCCGTGGATTGTGTCACCCTGCCAGCGAGCGCGGCCTTGCGAGTATGGTTTGAAGTAGCAGATTGAAATGCCATCTTCAACGCCATCAGCCGTGTGATGCTTAACCAGAAGGTGATCAACAAGGTTCGGAAAGAAAGGAGACTTCTTCCAGCTAATGATGTCCTCTTTCGGTATTGAACCGTAGCCCGGCTCATCATTCTCTTCAATACGACCGCACAGGATGCGTTGAGTCGTTTTGGTTACCGTCTCGTTTGTCTCGCCACCAATCCAGAAGACAACAGGCTCATAGAAACGCTTACCTTTCCACTCACCGCCATATTTACCATCAGCAGGATAGCCTTTTGTGCCCGGATAACGCCCGGTAAGGTGAAACGCGACTTCAGCAGCGCCAGTAAATGACTTACCAAGCTGGTTACCAGCCATAAAACAGCGCTCTGGATAGTCATGACCGGCGTCGATGAACTCACGCTGTTTGCTGTATGGCGTAAATTCATATAGCAGGTGTGTGTTCCGGTAGTTCTCTTCTTCTTCGAGTAGCTCGAGCAACTCGATTTGCTCTTCGTCGCTCAAGTTATCAAGAATCGCGTCCAGTTCCACGGTTGAATAGCTCCTTGATACGAGAGCGTCGCTTATCGCGATCTCCCTTATCAGGTGTCACGTCTTCAACTTGCGACTGCTCTTTGAGGCCCAAATCACGGGCGATGATGTTAGCGTTGAGAAGGTCAGCGGCTGCGCCAGAGAATTTCTGGTCGTAGATGACCTGCTCTGCTCGCGTAACGACTTCAGATAAATCTTCTCGCAGGCGATATGTGCGCCATGTTTCAAGCGTCACATCAATGAACAGAGTGAGGCCGGTAATGGTCATCGCTCGCATCTTGGCGATAGGTTCTTGTATCACTTCACCCTGATACGAGAACGCCTTCATCTCCCATAGCGGGTTAGCTTCCACCCACTCGAAGTATTCACAACAAGCAGCCCACAGCGCCTCAGGCGATTCGAATTTAGGGTTTCGCCCATGACTACTGCGGGCCTCCCAAAATCGGTTGCCCTTTGGTGCTGCCATATTCATCTCACTTATTTGTTATTTCAGGTTGAGCATCATGCTCCGGTAGTAAACAGGTCTAACGCTTCCTTCGATTTACGCACCGCTTCGATAGTGCGGGTCGTGATATCAGAATTAGCGCCGCCTGACTGGAAGTGAATTTTGAATAGCTCAAGCTTCAGCTCGTCAGTGCCAATGAACTGAAATGCTTCTTCTGCGGCTGCGTTCTGGTTCATGACCAGTTTGTAAATCTCTAACTGGAATTTCTATTCTTCAGTCATGGGAATAATCTCTGCCATTGTTGGCTCCGTTTATCCGTTAAAAGGGATATCAGTTAAGTTATCCCGTGTAGGGTATAAGCCATTATCAAAGCCACTCTGCAAGGAATGGCTTTTGTGATGGCAATAAAAAGCCACACATATGCGTGGCCATATCATGTATAAAATCTTATACAACGAATGTTTATTTCGTAGGGAAAGATGTGATCACATCAACGATGGGCTGGATTGAAAATCCAATACCAATTCCGGAGTTAGCATTCAGCGACATCATGTCCGAAACAATCTGTAGCGATCTACCAAACATGTCCGCCATTTGCCCGAAATTAACACCCATGATCTCAACACTTCCATGCAGACTTGCTGAAGAAAGATATTGTCGCAGTTGGGCTATTTCTTGGCTGAAAGCATCAGCCTGATCGCCCATTATATATCTACGCTGGGTGACGATACCTACTAACTCTCCCGAATCTCGATCAATAATAGGTCCTCCTGAGTTCCCCCCATTAACCATTCCATCAAGCGTAAATCGGCCATGCTCCATCGGTGCTGAAATAATTGCCTCACTTGTTAGTAACAGAGGTATCCCATGCGGGTATCCTGCAAAAATTACTTTTCTGCCCCTGGATGGAGCAAACCCAGCAGATGGTTGAAGGACTGTTCTTCCGCCAGGAAGGGGGGATTGCAATTGCATGATAGCAAAGTCGTTACTACCATCAACATGCAATATTTGAGCACCAATATGCTCATTAGCTTCAGTTTGAAGGGTGACATTATTGATTTGACGCATGCTCTGTAAGTCACAACAGGTGGCGACAACATGAAAATTGGTTACGACCAGATCTTCTCGCATAAAGCTGAACCCACTACCACGAGAATCACCTGCAATGACCTGAAACGTTGCGTTGGCTAAAGTTTGATGCATCGATTTGCTCCGATACCGGTGAGTGAAAAATCATAATGAGTTCATCCACCAGAATAATTGATGAGACACATCAATTCACACGCAAAATTTTCAATGCATCAATCGGTTCGTCTTATTTTTGAACTGATCGCAATTTAAGCACTAATGCACATGAGTCATTGGTAGTTTCGCTTTTGACGACCACCAGTTCAAGAACCTCATCTTCTTGCGGGATTTCATTTTCCACAAAGAGTTTTTTAACTTCTGAAATTGAGTTAGTAACAGAGATAAAACCACGGTCTTCTTTTTTCATGATGAAAAAACCTCGCTTTATTGTTTATGCTTCACTCAGGCCGCGACTTCAAAGCCCGGTATTCATTCTGCTGGCAGTGCGCCTGCACCGATTTGTTATGCGACAGTACGTCTTTCTTCGTGTCAACGACGGATGAAAAGTGGTCCACTTAATCTCCACCAACGGCCCAATATTGATCCACCATTTTACTCAGGATTAGCCTCTGCAATAACCGATGTCTTTCCATCAGTCCGCCACCACAAAGAATCTTTTTTGCCATAAGGCTGGAGGTTCATCTTTCAGTGGCTGCCAGTGTTATTTCCCCACTTTCTGGCTTGGGTTGTTTCGCTGTACTGCCGTAACTGGTTACCCAGAATAAATTCCGGTTTCATTATCAAGCCCACCCGTAGATAGGCTTTGTAATGAACTGGCTCTTATCTCAACGCAGCCCCTTGCCGCGCGCCAGATGCTCAATATCAAGCATCAGCAATGAGATGTTTAATCTGGATTCACTCCAGAAGTGATCATCACCCTGTCTACAGAGCCAGATGTGAAGGATGATGAGTAAAATTATCGCTATCATCGAAGGCATTGCGTCCTGATGTATTCCTGCAGGTAGTTAACCTGCGCGGTTATCCTGTCGATTCCACTTCTGAGACGGTAATAATTGAGTTCAGCATCTGCTGTAAGTCTTGGGCTTTCTCCATCGCCCATGCTGCTGGCTCCGGTCGTTGACTTTGCACAGGTGGCGGCGACTTGCAGGCGCTTACGACCAGCAGAAACATCAGCACGGAGACTTTCGATAGTCGCGTTAGCATCAGCAAGCTCCTTTGTATATCTGGCATCGAGTTCTGCTACGTCACGTTGACGCTTCTGCATATCAGCGATTGTGGATGTGGCTTGATCGCGCTGCTCTTTGTAGGCGATGGCGTTATCACGGTAATGATTAACAGCCCATGACAGGCAGACGATGATGCAGATAACCAGAGCGGAGATAATCGCGGTTACTCTGTTCATGCCTCAATCTCTCTGACCGTTCCGCCTGCTTCTTTGAATTTTGCAATCAGGCTGTCAGCCTTATGCTCGAACTGACCGTAACCAGCCCCCGGCAGTGAAGCCCAGATATTGCTGCAACGGTCGATAGCCTGACGAATATCACCGCGATCAATCATCGGTAAAGCGCCACGCTCCTTAATCTGCTGCAGTGCCACAGCGTCCTGGCTTTTGGGAGAGAAGTCTTTCAGGCCAAGCTGCTTGCGGTAGGCATCCCACCAACGGGAAAGAAGCTGGTAGCGTCCGGCGGCTGTTGATTTGAGTTTGGGGTTTAGCGTGACAAGTTTGCGAGGGTGATCGGAGTAATCAGTGAATAGCTCTCCGCCTACAATGACGTCATAACCATGATTTCTGGTTTTCTGACGTCCGTTATCAGTTCCCTCTGACCACGCCAGCATATCGAGGAACGCCTTACGTTGATTATTGATTTCCACCATCTTCTACTCCGGCTTTTTTAGCAGCGAAGCGTTTGATAAGCGAACCAATCGAGTCAGTACCGATGTAGCCGATGAACACGCTCGTTATATAAGCGAGATTGCTACTTAGTCCGGCGAAGTCGAGAAGGTCACGAATGAACCAGGCGATAATGGCGCACATCGTTGCGTCGATTACTGTTTTTGTAAACGCACCGCCATTATATCTGCCGCGAAGGTACGCCATTGCAAACGCAAGGATTGCCCCGATGCCTTGTTCCTTTGCCGCGAGAATGGCGGCTAACAGGTCATGTTTTTCTGGCATCTTCATGTCTTACCCCCAATAAGGGGATTTGCTCTATTTAATTAGGAATAAGGTCGATTACTGATAGAACAAATCCAGGCTACTGTGTTTAGTAATCAGATTTGTTCGTGACCGATATGCACGGGCAAAACGGCAGGAGGTTGTTAGCGCAGCCTCTTGCCACCCGCTTTCACGAAGGTCATGCGTAGAATGCCGCAGCGTAACTATCACTGATGAATTCAGGATAGCCAGTGGCTACGGCTCAGTTATGGTGCTGGTTAACGGATTTGAACCGCTACCCATTCGCTTACAAGGCGACTGCTCTACCATTGGAGCTAAACCAGCATATTTGGCGGGACAGCGTGGACTCGAACCACGATAAGAAGGTTAACAGCCTTCCGTAATGACCTTTATACGACTGACCCAAATAAAAAAAGCCACCGTTGCAACTTAAGAGTCACTAACGGCAGCTTACCTTCTAATTATGGCTAAATGGATAATTGCATGTCAAGACTTTTAACAGCAACATGCTTAACTTTCTCAACACGTTTACGCATTTTGAAAGCATTTTGCATTGGTTGGTACAAAACAAATAATGACGCTTTCAGGATATCGTCAATTTCGTTTCTACAGGTTGCCAGTGAAGGTTTTCTCCATCCCTCGCCACCACGCCCACACATCTTGCGTGGCTTTGCAGTCGCGTGATAGTAGGATGCAATTGCTCGCTTAGATGAACCATGAGCGTAGTAGCTGAGGAGGATGCCAAAGGCTTTCTTGTCAATGTACATGACGGAATCGACGACCTGAGAAATCAACATTCCATCATCATCATTACACATTGGCCTTGTCATAACTCTTCCCGGCTCTACGCTCTCCATGAACTTCGCTATTACGCTGCTCATGCGCTTTTCCAGACGACCTGAATAAACCCATGCGCCCCACAGTTCAAGCCAGCCATTCAGCCACTCGTGCTGCTCTTTGGTGAGATTTAGTTCTCTTATGCTCATCGTCTTCCCCTCTTGCCCTGTTTGACCATCAGGACGCCGTTAACTATTACGTGACGCTCACCTTTGCTGTCTCGGTTGTACTTGAGCACTGTTCCTCTTGCACAGGAAAGCATCCTTGCCACCTCGGTCTGATTGCCTCGTGTCTGGATAAGAAGCTCTGGTATCGTTTGAATTGTGGCGTTCATGCGTTCTCCAGTTCGGTGATTTTTATTCCAAGCCTTCCGCCTGGTACTTTCACACCACGAATTACGCGAATGTCATCGAATTGCTCGTCGTCTTCCGCAAATCCGGCGTGGATAAGGGAGTCGAGTAAACCTTTCAGGATGTTATCGAGGTCGCGGCGGCGGGAGTCTGGAACGTCTGCGATGACTTTGATGCGGAGTCGTGATTTGGTGAAAATATCTAACTTGAGTTGGTGGATGATTTGCTGAACGTCTTTTCGGTATTTCTGGCCTTTATCGCTGATGTAGTATTGGCTTCCCCGTCTTCGCCAGTAGGTATTCACCGACGGCGGGTATGGAAGCACAAACTGATATTCGTTCATGACTTAATCTTCCCCTCCTTCAGCAGTATCGCCTGCGTCCTGATCACGCCTTCGAGGTGGTAAAGTCTGGCATCTTTGTTGTCGATAATCATTGTGCGTCGGTCGATTTCATCGTGACACGCGCTACAAGCCCATGCTCCGATCAGGTCGTCAGGTTTCATTCCCGTTCCGCAAATTCCAGCCATCCGGTAATGTGCCAGAACTGTAGTTTCAGGGTTGCCATTGCATACGCCGTAAATACGTACCTGGCATTCTCTGCCGCGTGCTTCTTTGCGTAGATTAGCCATTAAGCAGCCTCACCTGTTACTTTCAGCATTCCGTTATCGAGCAGCTTTCTGGTCAGCCACTGTTGACCACGCCCGGTGATTTTTGTGGTGAACGATATCTGTATTCCGTGATTTGTGTTGACCGCTGTTTCTTTCACTGTGAAATAGCCGCGATCCATATATTCCTGCATTGGCACATTGCGCCGGGAACCTGAAGCAATAAGGATTTTGTGATCGCGCATCCACGCAAACAGTTTGTTTGGACCAATACCGACAACCTTTGCAAAGTTTCCAATCAAAATTCCGCTGGCCTCGCCAACGCGATCGGCAAACTCAACTTTAGGTGCGGCAATTGCGAGCTGGTTTTCCAGTTGCATTTTCTGCTCAGCAAGATCAGCAGCAAGGCGCAACGCTTCTGGTAGCGTTTTTGGGATATTAACCGCAGCTTCTTCAAGCTCTCGCCAGCGGTCAACAAGGCGAGCGGTGAATCCCGGCGACAACTGGGCAACAACGACAATACTGTCTCGCTTACCTTGTTCGCCTTCGAAAACGTAATGCTCGTACTGAACATTGAACCCTAAGTTATTGATTCTTTCGGAAACCTCAATTTGAGGAAGCCGGATAACACCATTTTTAGCCAGCGTTTCGATGGTACGTTTCACATTGTCATGACGCTTACCAACCAACTCAGCGATTTCAATGCTTGTCATTTTGATGGCATTGCCATTTATTAACTCATTCATCGTCTTCTTCCTCGTACATTGAGCTATTCGGATCGCTCATCAGCTCTGCGCAGCAGTGCTCACACACGTGAACTTCCAGCACATGCAGCTTCCGACCGCAGTTAGCGCACGTTAAAGCCCGCTCGACGCTTTGTTGTTCGTAACTTCGATTTGGGTCAATCACCTTGTTTTCCTCGCACGTTCTCTAAGCCACCGGATATCCCACAGGTGAGCCGTGTAGTTGAAGGTTTTTACGTCAGATTCTTTCGGGATTGGCTTGCGTTTATTTCTGGAGCGTTTCGTTGGAAGGTATTTGCAGTTTTCGCAGATTATGTCGGTGATACTTCGTCGCTGTCGTCTCATGCCGCCCTCCTGGCGCCCTGTCCGATCGCCATCAATGCCGATTTGGATACGGTAGTAAACATCCGTCGAGGACTGATGAACGGTCGCCAAATCAGCAGCATGGAACCTTTGCTGTTTCCCTTCTTCTCTAGCCCTGTCGATGGTTCGATAAAATTAATCCGTCCATCAGTGATAATACGAACTTCGTCGACACTCTCCAGAGCCTTGCTGAACCATCCGACTGACATATCCTCTGGCACAAGCATCACTACCGTCTGTCGCTGTTGTATGCACTGCTCAGCGGCTTTTTCCACCCACGGCCTGATATTGCTGTACGGTGGGTTATTCCAGATTGCACCGTGGCTTATCCACTCAGAATTTAGCGCGTCGTCGGCCTCAGTTAACCAGTGAGCGCACAGAGCATTTTTGTCGCTCGCTGCCGAATCCAGCCAGAATCCAAACTCAATATCCAGTGCATCAAAAAGCCAAAGCGGAGTTTGCCAGCAGTCCTTGTCGTGTGCTGGCGTATTTGATTTGATAGTCACTCTACTTGCCTCTCCTTTAGATCCCGGTACTCGCAATTATCAGGAATGGTTAGTCGTAATCCCTTCTGATGCGCCCACTGGTCAATATCGGTCAGATATTTGTGCATATCTCCAATATCAAGCTGACGTGTTGATTTAACGCATCGTGTAATATTAAAAATCGTCACCCTTTTAGCCGGACAAAATATATCTTTCAGCCACTCATGAACCTCTTCAGGCGTGAAGTTTTCAGCAGAAGCAGCAGATAACTGTGCGGCTATTTCTGCATTCCACATCCACAGCAGATTGTTTTGTGACAATGTACGCTTCTCACGGTACTCAGATATTTTGATTCGCCAGCGTTTGCCGGTAGAGAGGATTTGTTTCAGAACTAACCAGAATTGTGATTTATTGGTTTCGTGCAGAATGAAATCATTCATCATCAGTCATCAAATCTAATTGCTGGATAATTCTGTCACACTGAAAATCATTATCGATTTTAACCAACCGGCGAAGAACGCGGTCACGCGGATAGATACGTGGCTTAGGGGCGTTTTTCTGTCTCTCGCCAGTCGGAAGTCTGGAAGCAGACCAGTACCGCTTTGCACGACCAATGTTCTCCTGAAAGTCGGCGCGGACAAGCTCAGTCATCGAACTCATTTCTTAAAGCCTCCAATTCCCTCTCCCCCAAATAAAAAGGCCTGCGATTACCAGCAGGCCTGTTACAAGCTCAGTGATGTAGATGGTCATCAGAATCCTCCTTTCTTCTTGGACTGCGGTTCCTCGCGTTCACGGCGGCGCATTTCAGCAGACTGTTGGTCTGTGTCATAAATAGCTCCATTTGCCTGAATGCAATACACCGTGCCGGTATTGCCATGACGATTGAGACGAAGGATTAGTTCGGTTTCACCAGGAGGAACGCTGTCATCAAAAGCACCTTCACGATGGATCCCCACCCAATAATCGCAATCCTGTTCAATCTGCCCTGTATCGCGCGAGTCACTTGGTAATGGGCGTTTATTTGTTCGGCTTTCCAGTGCGCGGTTAAGCTGCGTCAGAAGCACAACAACGCAATCAAGCTCTTTGGCAAGGTTCTTCAGTCCTTTGGTGATCATGCCGTAAGCAAGGTCGTTGCGATCGGCCTTTTCAGCGGTCATTAGTGTCAGGTAATCGACCAGAATCATGCCAACACATCCTTTTTCTCGCTTGATTCGACGGCTTTCGCTGACGATTTGAGCCAGAGATAATCCCGGCGTGTCGTCGATGTAAAGCAGGTCGATTTCACTCAAACGATTAGCTGTTTCGATCGCCCTGTTGAAGTCACCATCGTAATCACCCTGATAGCCGTCATCGGCGTCATTTGTCGCCGGAAGGTAAAAAATATTCGGGTTAACACCAGACTTCTGCCCCACCAGTTTTTCCAGTATCTGGTCACCTGGCATTTCAAGGCTGAACATCAGAGCGGGCTTTTTCTCATGCACTGCGCAGTTGATTGCCATCTGGCTGTATAGCGTCGTTTTCCCCATCTTAGGGCGAGCGCCAATGACAAACAGAGAGCCTTTCACCAGACCTTTCGGTGACAGCATCCTGTCCAGCGATGGTATTCCTGTGCTCATTCCTCGTTGTTCACCTGACGGGTCAAATCGCTTCTCAAGGTCGCTAACCCAGTCTTCCATGACCTCACCAAATGAGCGAAGGCCGCGACGCGATCCGGTTTTTGCATGGTCTGTCAGTTGCGTGAAAATCGCCTGAATAGCTTCGTACTTCTGCGTTGCAGTCATTCCATTGCGGGAATAGAGCAATTCCGTCGCTTCAGTCATGCGGTTGATGGCGTAGCGTTCCATTGCGGTTTCACGAACCTGCATTGCATAGGCAACGATGTTTGCTGCGCTTGGCGTGTTCTTTGCGATCTCAGCGATATAAGCAAAACCGCCAACAGACGCCGTTAACGATTTACGCTCCAGTTCATCGAAAAGCGTCAGGCCATCTACTGGCTTTTGCTCCCGGTGCATTCTGGTTATTTCTTCGAAAAGGATTTTGTGTGGCCGGCAGTAAAATGAGTCAGGCTTCAGCATCGCCAGAACTTTCTGGACGCGCTCACTGCTGTCATCATCCAGAAGCAATCCACCAATCACCGCCTGCTCTGCCTCGATGCTATGGGGCGGCGCATAAAAATTATCGGTCATCGTGTTCACCCTCACGAACTTTCAGGTAGGTATTATCGTTAAGCAGGAAATCAAATCCCTTTTTGTGCCAGACGGTTCCGCGCTGATGGTTTGGGCGCTCTTCGAACATCCATCGGCAATTTTCGCCTACGTAGCTCAAATAATTTCTCCAGTCCTGCATCGTGAACCCATGCCCGTCGAGCTGGCGGGTTATCACTCCGGCTTTGCGCCAGAACGTTCGGATCTGGTTTTTACGCTTGTCATTCAGTGCGCGGATTTTTGGCGCTTCAGGAAGGATTTCGTGGTAAGCATCGACAACATCCTGACAGCTAACGGAAGGTTTTTTCTTGTCAGACTTTTTGTCTGCTGCGGTACTCTCTAATACGTCAGTATTAGAGATATTATTTATATTATTGTTTATGGACAACCGTTGGACAACCGTTGGACAATCTCCGCTGAGAGCCGCGCCATTACTGGTGTTTGCGTTGGACAACCGTTGGACAACCGTTGGACAATTTTTTGCCTGAAAATCGTCATATTTAACGATTGTAAACAGGCTAAATTTCTTCCCCATCGAGCAAATATTAAGCATCCCTTTCGACTCAAAAGTCCGTAATAAGCTCCGAACTTTGTTGTCGGGGATGAATGTTTCTCTGACCAGCGACGGGCGTCCAGTTATCATCTGACCGCGATCAACAGTTATCGGACCGATATCCGTATTGACGACAGTAGATTCGTGATTAGCCTTGAGGATTAAGTGAAGCCAAAGATGTACTGCCTGAGAGTCCTTATAGAGCCTGCTGTCCATAAACTGGCGGTGTATAGAGACATACCCCATACTGGATGCCTCCTGATGTTGTACAGGGTTATGCCTGTAATCAGCTAACTTAACGACGCCCATGTTTCACTCCTGCTTTGGCTAGTCTGTAAACACCAACAAGGCGCTCTGCGAACGCCCTGTTATTTGCTGCGGCTACCACTAATCCCTCAGGTGAATCAGGGTGTCGAATCTCTTCTTTTTCCTGGTATTTCTTACGACGTTTTGTCATAATGACTCCTGTGGATTGATCCAGTAATTACCTCAGAATTGCATATCAATTTGCTTAAAATCCTCGGTGGCGGCCGGGGATTTTTTCTTTGTGATTTCATCAAGCGCATACTTAAAAGCCCTGCTAATCGGACTGATGTCTGATGCCATTCCTAAAGCACACAAGACCGAAGCAATAAACCTCCAGTCCGTTCTGCTTATCTTCGATTCATGACAGCCAATCATCTTTGCCAGACCGCGCTGGGTAAGCGTTGACAGGTTGATGAGTAAATCTGTTTCTGCGCGATCAATTTCTCGCTGTGTTGGCTTGCTGTAACTTGCTTGTGTCATTTGTTAATTTTCCAATAGTGAATAGTTAGTTGAAAGGTATGCGTGGAAACACATATGGCCTTAGTTGGTCAGATATCTTGGGGCTCGCTTTGTCAGCGACGTAGGACGAATGTCCATTGTGAAAAGAGCGGTGTTACTTATGCAGTTGTTTTTTTGTTACTTGGGAAGGGCTTTATTTCTTCCGCATAAACGCTTCCATCAGCGTTTATAGTTAAAAAAATCTTTCGGCCTGCATGAATGGCCTTGTTAATCGCGCTTTGATATACGCCGAGATCTTTAGCCGTCTTGGTTTGCCCAAAGCGTATTGCATAATCTTTCAGGGTTATGCGTTGTTCCATACAACCTCCTTAGTACAGGCAACCATTATCACCGCTAGAGGTAAAATAGTCAACACGCACGGTGTTAGAAGTTTATCCCTTGCGGTGATAGATTTAATGCATGAGCGCAAAAAAGAAACCGTTAACACAAGAGCAGCTTGAGGACGCACGTCGCCTTAAAGCTATTTATGAAAAAAAGAAAAATGAGCTTGGCTTATCCCAGGAATCTGTCGCAGACAAGATGGGGATGGGGCAGTCAGGTGTTGGTGCTTTATTTAATGGCATCAATGCATTAAATGCTTATAACGCCGCATTGCTTGCAAAAATTCTCAACGTTAGCGTTGAAGAATTTAGCCCTTCAATCGCCAGAGAAATCTACGAGATGTATGAAGCGGTTAGTATGCAGCCGTCACTTAGAAGTGAGTATGAGTACCCTGTTTTTTCTCATGTTCAAGCCGGGATGTTCTCGCCTGAGCTTAGAACCTTTACCAAAGGCGATGCGGAGAAATGGGTAAGCACAACCAAAAAAGCCAGTAATTCTGCATTCTGGCTTGAGGTTGAAGGTAATTCCATGACCGCACCAACAGGCTACAAGCCAAGCTTTCCTGACGGAATGTTAATTCTGGTTGACCCTGAGCAGGCTGTTGAGCCAGGTGATTTCTGCATAGCCAGACTTGGAGGTGATGAGTTTACCTTCAAGAAACTAATCAGGGATAGCGGTCAGGTGTTTCTACAACCACTAAACCCGCAATATCCAATGATCCCATGCAATGAGAGTTGTTCCGTTGTGGGGAAAGTTATCGCCAGCCAGTGGCCAGAAGAGACGTTTGGGTGATTGTTTTATTTTTCACGTAATAGGATGATTTATGACACAATTTCAACTTGCATTAATCGCTAGAGAAGTTGATGGAGAAGTCATCCATCTTCGCACCAAAGACGGATACATCAATGCCACCGCGATGTGCAAGTCTGCGGGGAAGCTACTTGCTGACTATACACGACTAAAAACAACACAAGATTTTTTTGATGAATTATCACGCGATATGGGGATTCCCATATCGGAGTTAATTCAATCATTTAAAGGCGGAAGAGCAGAGAATCAAGGGACTTGGGTTCATCCAGACATCGCAATTAATTTAGCTCAGTGGCTATCTCCAAAATTTGCAGTGCAAGTATCGAGATGGGTGCGTGAGTGGATGTCAGGTTAAAGAGCGCCTGCCGAACTCCCTATCCACCTTAAGCGGTATATGACAAACCGAGGCAGAGTTCCTCATACGCACTTTTCTATGCTTAATGAACTGACGTTTAACTTGGTTGCGCCACTTGAACAGGCCGGATATACGCTGCCAGAAAAAATGGTCCCTGATATTTCAGAGGGTAGGGTTTTCTCGCAATGGCTCCGTGACAACCGGGGGGTTGAGCCGAAGACATTCCCAACATATAACCATGAGTACCCAGATGGCCGGACATTCCCGGTACGTCTATACCCAAACGAATATTGCAGATTTCAAACAATACTTCAACGAAGTGTGGCTGCCTCAGTACGCTCCTAAATATTTTGCTGAACGAGACCAAAGGGCATTGACGTTGATTGAGAAAATCATGCTACCTGACCTTGATTCCTAACCGGCCACAGAGCCGGGTTTTCTTTGCCTCACGATCCCCCTCACCCAAGAACACATAACCAATTGTATCTATTTGAAAATAAATAGATACAACTCACTAAACATAGCAGTTCAGATCTCTCACCTACCAAACAATGCACCCCTGCAAAAAATAAATTCATATAAAAAACATACAGATAACCATCTGCGGTGATGAATTATCTCTAGCGGTGTTGACATAAATACCACTGGCGGTGATACTAAACACATCAGCAGGACGCACTACTCACCAGGGCGGTGAATATACAACGATTCAAATATGAATCTACGGCGCTGACAAAGCGCAATAACCAAAGTGAACTTTGGGGTGTGGTGAAGGGTTCATGGACGGGAATATGTCGCACGTAAAGCGGCGAGGCCTGCGGGACTATTGCCGAATTGAAGTAGGCCGAAACAGGTCGAAATGGGTCTCCCACCTACCACACCACCAAAGTTCATCAGGAGGTCTATATGACACGCAGAACTCAGTTCAAAGGCAATTCACGTTCTCGTCGTCGTGAGCGTTTAAAGGCAAAGGCATTAGCTAACGGCGTGCTGGCCCGCGAAGAAGCAATAAGTTCAGAAGTATTACACCGCCCTACTCTAAGCAGAGCGCAGATTCAGGCTAAAGGTACTCACGAAACGCCTGAGCGCATAGAAGACGCTAAGCCAATTAAGTTCATGGCACAGGACGTGATCTGGCAACAGAAAGAATACAGACGCAATCTGGAGAGAGCGGCCATTGTGTACGCGAATGAGTTTGGACATAAGCAACCAGAAACTGGTGTCTGCCTGCCAAAAGTTGCGCTTTTCGCAGCTGGTCATCGTACAAGTAAGCAGGTTACAGCGAGGTAAGTGATGAATCAGACATACATTCCATCATGCTTGAGAAATCTGTCAAAGCAGAAAGCAAAGCCCCGAAAGCAAGCCATAAAGGACGCTAAGGCAGAGGTTATTGATCAAGCAATACAATTGCTCAGGGAGGAGTTAAGAAGTGGCAAGCTCGAAGGAATGATGATGCCCTATCAGCGCGGATATCTATCGGCGATTAGTAAGTTGGAAGTATTGAAGAGTGAATTATGAACTATCTGGAATTTCCGGATGGTTCATTGTTTTGGCAGCAAACCACTTATTTGAGGTGGGATATGGAGTTTCATGAAAGTGCGATTTGTGATTTTCGCGCTAACGCAAATTCAGTAAAACCACAGCCAATTGCAGTTCTTTTTAAAACAATGGGTGCGTGGGCTGTTTTATGCTTCGCCGCTGACGACACTGACGCAAGAATGGCAATAGGCCAAGAGATGGAGATGGACCCGACAAACGATGAATTCATAATTTATGGCGCTCCATCTAATTACTTACTTGATACCTGCAACATTTACAACAAGGCTGCCTGATGGTGGCCTTTATTTTTGGCACAAACAACAGAATAAACACTGCACTGTGTATTCATTCCAACGAGTGAATACACGGAGCAATGTCGCTCGTAACTAAACAGGAGCCGACTTGTTCTGATTATTGGAAATCTTCTTTGCCCTCCTATGTGAGGGCAATTTTTTTTGATGGAGGATATATGAGTGAAGTAACAGACTTAGTTGTTATTGAAAAAGCAAATGCAATGACTGTATTTCAGTCTGCCGACCAGATTGAAGAAATCCTTCAAAAGGTTGAACGTGAAGTTATGTCCTTTGTGCCTGATATCACAACGGCAAAGGGCAGAAAGGAGATCGCTTCTCTGGCGTATAAAGTTGCGCAGACGAAAACATATCTCGATGGTCTTGGCAAAGACCTTGTTGCTGAACTGAAGGAAATTCCAAAGCTAATTGATGCCAACCGCAAGACAGTGCGCGATCGCCTTGATGAACTGAAAGCCAAGGCGCGCCAGCCTCTTACTGATTATGAGGAGGAACAGGCACGGATTAAAGCCGAAGAAGAAGCTAAGGCAGCAGCTGAAGCTCTCGCAAAGCAAATTGAGTCTGACCATGAAATAGCTATTT